TTGATACTTCGACAATACCTTTTTTCATGACCGTTGTTTGTTCTTTTGTCATTTGCCCCAGCATACCAACTCTAGCCGTTGACTTATCTAAGCTTTGAGATAAAGCAAAGCCAGCACCTGCCGCCGCAACGAGTGGCGCACTAATAAAAGCTGTAGCTTTGCCAAAACTGGAAATACTTTTACCTGTCGATTCAATATCTTGTCCAAGTCGTTTATGTATTCTCGACTGTTCTTCAAGATTCCTAGATACCTGTCTTAAGGTAGGGCTAAACTTATCTTTTAATGATAATACTGCATCTATAACTCTTGCCATTGTTAATCAGCCCCTTCTTGCGGGGTATTTTCTTTTTTTCGTTGCTCTAATTCATAACGCATAAAGCTATATAAAATTTGTCGCTCACCGATCGGAAGCCAATAAATTTCAGAAGGTGTTTTATTATGAAATCTAAATAAGTAATATAATAGTTGGGCTTCCGCATCGGTTTCAATTAGTTTTTTATTTCTTTGTCAACTTCTTCTTCTTCTTTTTCATATCCACTTAACACATTAATTTCATTATAAATATCTGCAATTTCACCACTTAAAAACAATTTTGCAACTAAGTCTTTAGGGGTTGGTACATTGAAATGATCTAATAACTTTTTATCTTTTAAGTTAGGCTCTTTTACACCATCAAGCATTGTTAATACTTGCATATCAAAGATATTAAAATCTTTAATGCCGCCTTTTTTAGATAATTCCACGGACTGCCGCTGTATTTCTGCGTATCTCTCAGGATTTATAGCAACTAACTCTAATTCAAATTTAGACTTAAAGATCTCTGATAATCGTTTTATTTCATATCTTTTACGTGGTTTTTCACTCAATTTTCCTGCATCTGTAGCTAATAATTTATCTAATAAACTCATTTTTTCATCATCCTTTTTGTTTTTTATTCGTCTGCTGTATCTAAAATATCCCAGTCAGAAAAAGTAAAGTTGTAGGATTCTTCCCCCATCTTTTTAGCTGCCCAATCGGCTAAATGCAATTCATCGAATACCGCATCTTTAATAACGATACGCTCAGAACCAATTGCATCTGGATCATCCAATTTACTAATAATCGTGCAAACTGTTTGCTTGCCTGCTTTCATGTTATCATTCATTTTTTTAATCATATAACTTGATACATGATTCATTTTTAAACTACCCTTACAAGTAAAGCCAGTTACTTTGTACTGTTTAGATAGTTTTTTAACCATATTGATTTCACTTTTATCTATCGTTACAGTCGCTTTAAATTCGGTCACTTGTGACATGTAATCGCTATCAATCCATATTTCACCTTGTGAACCGTTCATGACTTGCTTTGCTTCCATACCTTTCATATATCTATCATCTGCCTTTCTTATTTGAAAATAAATAAAGCCAGCGTATGCCTGCTTTTATTTAGATTGTTATTGGTAGTTTTATTTCTTCGATTGCATCTAATATTTTGATACTTGCCTTTAAAAACACTTTATCTTTTGTATTTGCCTCTTTAATTTTTTGTTCTGACATTTCCGCAAGTTCATCCGCCGTATAACTACCAATGGATAGCAAATATACTTTTTGTTGTTCAATATCAATTTCAACGCTGTTCTTTTTCGGATCAAGAATTCCGTCAAGTTCAAGTTGGTCAAAATATCCTTGAATAGCTGAAATAAGCAAACATTTATTATCATAACTGTTAGCGTATTTACCTAAGTAGTTATCTTCTGCTGTTTTCTTGATATCGTCATGGATCATATCCATTGCATCAACTAATTTAATCTTTTTAAAGCTGTCGCCTTTATCTTGAATAGTAGTGGTAAAGCTATTTACGCCGCGTGCAATCTTGATTTTTTCGCCATCATTGAAGAAAAACAACTCGCCAGCTTCAACTTTAGAATCATAAGTTTCTTTTTCATAGCCATCACATTCAATTACTTCTGAAAGTGGTGCAAATGTGCAAGCAATTGTCATAGGTGTACCAGCAATCAAACCTGCAATACGAGAACAATATTCGGCTGTAGTAAAAGTTTTAGCTTTGGTTACAATTTTAGAATTTGTAAAATTAATTATTCCTTCACTATCGGCTTTAATGTTTGGCAAAATTGCTTTTACTTTTTTATCTTTAGTGGTACGCATACCTTTAATCCATGATGCAATTGTTTGTGTTTCAGAATCTTTAACTTCTGGTATTACAAGATAATCCCACCGCTGATTTTCAAGAGCAACTAAAGCATCATTGTAATTTTCTGCTGTCTTGCTTTCGATATATACCAGCACTTTTTTAGGTGACGTTTGATATCCCATTAAAGTTAATTCAATTTGTTCTTTGTTAAAATCGCTTAAGGTGCTTGGTATGTCAGTAGTCGTATAGATTGTATACTGACCTTTAAATTTTGTCGGATCTTCTTCTTTTAAAATCAGCACATCAATGCCGCGTTGACTGCGCTTAATCGCTGTTATGCCTTTTTCTTTGAATGCAATGGCTATACTAGGTAAGCCCATTTATTCATCATCCCTTTCTAATTTTTCTTAATAAAAAAGAACCGACTAAATTAGTCAGTTCTAAATTTTGTATTTGTTTGTAATGCAGTAGCAGGTATATAACCCATTTCTTCATCGGTTTTCTTATCAGTGTTATCAAAATATTCAATAGAAATCGTTATTTGTAGAATGTCTTGTTTCTCACCAATATGCAGATATCTTTTTCCCGCCCTAAAGCCAATATCAAAAAGCTGGTTTAAATCATCTATCATATTCATGTATTCAATTTCTTTGTTTTTTTCTGGACTAGAAAAATAGGTGATGATAATAGATAATTGATTATCGTTAAAATTGGTAGTTTGGCTATCTGTACGTTTAATTAACTTAAAGAAAAAGCAAGGCGGCTTAAATCCTTCGATAACTTCGTCAGAATAAATTTTATAGGAAAATTTATTCTTTAGTATAGCCGTAACTGCTGTTATAATTTCAGTTCGTCTTAACATATCACCCATATCATCACCCCTTTTCAATTTTATTTGCTATTTCCTTTTGAAACTTTTCAAGTTCATCCGGCACAACGTTAGCGGCAACCTCTTGCGCTGTAGCTTCAAGAAAATGTTTCCCCTGCACAAACCCTTTAACCTTGCCTTTCTTATCCTTTAGCACATGCCCACGATCCACCAAATGGAAATGTGGACTAGTTGACCATATTTCACAAGTTAAATCTTCGCCTTTGTAGCCATCAATTTTACTTTTCCAAGATTTATTTAATTTTCGTTTAGTAGCCTTGCCGCTGTCCGGCGACTTTTCTTTAATGATTTTTTTGAATTTATTACCGATCTTTTGCAGACGCTTTTCAGATTCAAGCGGGAATTCATTTGCTACTTGGTTTATGTCAGACATAAATTCATTAAGATTATTAAAATTTAAACCATCATCACTCATGTTGTAGCACCTTCACCCCTAGACTTTTCAGTACAATAGAATTCAAGTTCAATGTGTTTCATATATGGATCAACAATGTTTTGAATTTCAAAAGTCTGATTTTGATATTTAATAAGCATCGAATTATTAAGGTTCTTATGATACCGTGTAGTTATTTTGTAACTATTTTCGGTTCTTATCTTTTGAGCTTCATAGTATTCCCGCCCTTTTGCAGGTTCTATTTTAGCCCAACAGGTTAGTAATTCCTTCTCTTTCAATTCTGTTAATCCCATTGTGTTTTCAGCCTCTTCGTAAGTGATAAAAGCTATCCTTCTGTTTAAATCGCCAATATTCATATTGTCACCTGGGATAAGCGCAATTGAGCAATCAATGCATTTAAACTAATGTTAAGGCTACCAATATTTCCACTTCCAGCAAGCAAAGTAGGGTTTTCTAAAATCGTACCTACAACCATTGTGACAACGATCTTATACAGCGGACTTGCATAATTTATCGCTACACCTGCATTTATTAGATACTCTTCTGCGGCTAATTGATAACCAGTTAATACGGTATCTAAATCATTGCCGTCTACTTTGAGATATTTTTTAAGCTCTTCTACGTCCATACAGCACCGCCTTACCCGCTTATTTCTACACCATCGACAATAGCAGGAGCTAATACAATTTTAAGACCAGACGCTTGATTCTCTGCTCGTACTCGCGCGGAAAGTTCATCATATTCATGCGTCATTAAAGGACGGGTAACTTTGAAAATGATGACAGTATCCGTTTGCTGCAAAATTTCAATATCTTGTGTAGTTACTACTGGCGTTATAGTTTCCTTTAGCTCTGTACCTGCATTATCATCCTGTTTCAATTCCTTAACATCCGTAGCAGGTATTGGTATTTCATTAATCACTGCATCTGTAACAACAACTTCTTGTTTCTGCAATACTCCGCTATCTTCTGCCGCAACTTCTGGTACAACTATTTCCTTTAGATTTGCACTTGTAGTATCTTCCTGTTTCAATTCCTCGGTAGTTGCAATTCCTGGTGCTACCGCATTCTTTTTATCATTAGCATCCTTTTTGACTCCCATATTTACCACCTTTCTTTAATATAAATTAGGCTCCTCACCTAGAAGGAGCCTAACTTTCTTTTTATTTTTTTATACTGCTGTCGCTTTCTTGATTCTAAGGAAACCATTATACGCTACCACATTACCACCCGCATATAACTCACCACGGTGTGCAATCATACCCTCCTTGAATTTATAATCGGTTGACCTTTGTACATCAAGTTCGCTGAATACTACAAGCTTGTAGTTAGATAAAGATCCATATGCCATGGAATAGCTGCCAACAGGAGTTGCAGTAGCACTAATAGCCTTACACGCGCTGTTAATAATGTATTGCACTCCATCAATTGTACCTGTATTTCCTTTGTGGATAATAGTATGGAATGGTTTGCCGTCATTGCTTCTTA